ACATACAAATTGGAAACGATTGGAACTTAGGTATGCTAAGCCAAATGGCAATGGTTATTCTAGCAAAAAAACTTGGGCTTGGGAGCTGGATGAGTTACATCGACAAATTTGGAATACCTCCAATATTTGCAATTACCAATAGAATGGATACAGGCAGACGTGACGAACTTTTTGAAATGCTTGAAAACTTCCGTTCCAATCATTTTGCAGTATTGCAAGGTCAAGAAACCATCACAATACCAAACAACTACAGCGTAGATGCTTATAATTCGTTTGATGCTCTTACAAATAGATGTAACAGCGAAATGAGTAAACGCATTTTGGGCGGTACCGGTATATCCGATGAAAAGAGTTTTGTAGGAGCTGCCGAAGTTCACGAACGACTATTAAAACTTAGAAATCAAGTTGATAAACTGATGTTTAAATTCTATTTTAATGAAGAAATAAAACCCCGACTCATTAAGTTAAGCAGTGTTTATGCACCTCTTTTAAACCTAACACTTGAATATGATGAAAAGGAAACACTTTCATTAAAAGAGATTGTTGCAGCAATAAAAGATTTATCTCAGTATTACGAATTCGATGTTGATGAGCTTGTTAAAATAACAGGATTACCAATAACTGCAATAAAAGAAGTTGTAAACCAAACAACACCACCAAACAACGATCAAAAAAAAAAGCCTAACGCAAGGGTAGTCGCCAGTGATTTAACTGCCCTTGCAATCGACAAAAACAGAATCACAGCAGCAACATGGGACAAAGCAACCGAAAACGCTGTAAAACAAATATATTCGGGCGACAAAACAGCATCAGACTTAGATAATGATATTGTTTTAAAAACCTATGCAGCACTATCAGAATCTTCCAAATTAGCTTGGGGCAAAGACTTCTATAATAACGACAACGCTCGTAGCATGCGAGATAATCTCATGAAGTTTTCGGGTGCAAAAACCTACGATATGCTCAGTAAAATCGAAAGCCTAAAGAGTCAAAAACTCTCTGAAGCTGACTATGTAACTGAGGCAAAGAAAATAACTGACAGACATAATGGTGAATACCTGAATGTCGAAAAACAATACACATCCGCTAGTTCTGCAGCTGCAAAAGACTGGGAGCAATTTCAAAAAGATAAAGACATCTATCAAAACTTAAAACTTCATACAATGGAAGACGAGCATGTTCGTGACGAACATGCTGCACTTGATGGAATGGTTAAACCAATATCTGAATGGACTATAGTTCCACCTCTCGGCCCTCGTTGTCGATGCTTTCTCGAACAAACAAAAGAGCCTAAAAGTGCTGTAATACCTGATATTAAAATAAGCGATCAGTATGCAAACAACCCGGGCGTTAGTGGAGTTGTTTTCAATGATAGACAAAGCTATTTTCAAAATATACCCAAAGGCTTACACAACATTATAACAAATAATACAAACACACTAAAGCAATATGCTCCTTACAATAAATATATCGAAACCAAAGAGGGCAAAAAAGTATATATCAATGATTTTCATGATACAATCGACTATGAACAAAACATTATTAATGCTAAAATAGTTGCCGATAGCTTACAGAAAGACATCTATATACGTCCACATATTGACACTTCAATAAGTTTAAAGAATCCCGAGTTCGGTATAGGTAAATCTTCAATATATGGTGATTTAAAAGTATATGATCCAATTGCAAAAGGAAAGCCAGTAACTACAACTTCATTCGTAAAAAACAGCTTTAAATCAGCAAATACACAGCAATGCGAATGGATTATTCTTAATGTAGATAAATCAGACAATGATGGTTTTGCCAATATTGCTCCAAAATTAAAAGGAGAGCTAAATGATACGTATCAATTAAATAAATTCATCAAAAACGTAGTTATAATTAAAAACGGCAAAGCTGGAGTATTAACACGGAAACAAATTAACAGTATAGATTTTATGGAAGCTTTTAATAACCTATTTAAATAAAAAAAGACAACAACCGAAGCTATTGTCTTTTTAAGCCAGGATTGAATGGTTTTAAAGCATCCGCTCCTATGGCAAATATACAATAAGAATTATGGCAAATGCAAATAAAATACCCGATTTCGCAAAAATGGCATCTGATTTAAAGAAAGATGCACAGCGATATGCTAGTTCTGAGTCTGTCAAATTCTTTAAAGAAAGCTTTATTAACGAAGGCTTTACCGACAGTTCATTTACACCATGGAAAAAGACGAATAACCCAATGATGGGTAAACGAACGCTTTATAAAAATGGCACTTTAATGCAATCAGTTCGCAAAAAAGAAGAAACACCACAACACATTGTCATTGAATCAGATTTACCATATTCTGAAATACATAATAACGGAGGTTTTATAATAGTAACAGCCAAAATGAAGAAGTTTTTTTGGGCTAAATACATTGAATTTGCAGGAATAAAAAAAGATGATACTGGTAAAACAAACTGGAACGATTGGACTAATATAAAAACAAATAAAAAAGGAGATAGAGCTTCTTTATCTTCAAAAAACAAAACAATAAGTTCTAAAGCTAAATTCTTTAAAGCAATGGCACTTAAACCAGTTGGTTCTAAAATAAAAATAGACAAAACTCAATTTATGGGTAATAGCAAAATAATGATGTCATCATTTGAAACATGGTGGATTGGAAATATAGATGTAGTGTTTAAACAGAATTTAAATAGCAAATAAAAATGGAAAACTGGAAAGATATTTACCTAGAATTAATCGATGTAATAAACGATAAAATGCCTGAGATAAAATGGATAGACATGTGGCACGAACAAGTATCGTATCTTACTTCAGAACTACCATTCCCAACACCAGCAATATTCTTATCATTCAATGTACTTGACATTACAGATGAATCACAACTAGTTCAAGACTGCGACATACAAATTGATTTTCGCTTATTCTATGAAACATTTTCAGACACATATGGAGGCTCTTACAATCAAGACTCAGCGTTGTCATTCTTAGAAGGAGTAACAAAAATACACACAACGTTTCACGGTACCGACGGTGAAAGTTATGGAACACTTAAACGAGTTGCAGTAAAAGAAGAGGAAAGTGGTGGAGCTGGTAACTTATATAGAGTATCATTTAGCACAATGATTAAAGACTCAAGTGCTCAAAAAGAATATAACAACACTTTAGTAAACGATATATCTATAAGTAATGAATCAATAGATAATATACCTTTAGATGTAAATACACATACTTTTATAATTGACTAACAAGTACCTTTTTGGATTTTGATTCAACGAGCGATGAATATAAATCATTATTCTTTTTATTATAGAAAATTAGAGAATAGATATAGTTTGTATTAAGAAAAAAGTATTGCTTTGACATAACATCTAATACATCATCCATACGCATCCTTTTAACGTCATACAGTTCATAAAACTTATGTACAATCGCTATATCTCTATTATGTAAGAGCTCCTTTTGTCGCATGAAACTAATTTTCTTCAAAAATATCACTTATCATAGTTCTATTCAAACTTTATACTAATATAAAATGATAGCAAAAATGATGGCAAAATTGATAACATTTCAATATTTTCGGGTTATTTAAATAGTACTTAAAAAGCAAAAGAGCGAATGATTGTTTTAATCAATTCGCTCTTTTGCTTTAATTAGCCGTACCTTATTATATATAAGGCTTAATAAACCTTTAATTTTATTTAAACAGTCATATAATAATTAAATGCCGATTAAGTCTTTATTCAAACTATTGTACGATTCAAAAGGACAATTTTTAAACTATTTTAAACCATTTATGTTTTATTATCAATCAATTAGACGATTTTTAAACCATTTATGTTTATACATCATTCTTAATACCCCTTATACAAATCGAATCCAAAAAGCTTAGCCGTACCTATTGCGATATCTGAATATCCTGAGAAGTCACAATAAATTTGAATAGCAAAATAGACAGCTCCGCACAATAGCATACTTCCATTATAATCTTTGGTATAATTAAAACAGATATTTGCCCATTCGGCACAACCGTCGGCAATGACAATTTTCTTAAATAATCCCCATACTATTTGACGAAGTCCATCGGTTATTTTATAATAATCGACGTTTCGTTTTTTCTCAAATTGTGGAAGTAAGTTCTTTGCTCGTTCTATTGGTCCTGCAACCAATTGTGGAAAGAATCCGACAAAAGCAGAAAACGCAATAAAATCGTTAGTTGGCTGTAGTTTCCTGTTATAGGCATCAATATTATAACTCAATGATTGAAAAGTATAAAAGCTGATTCCGACAGGTAAAATAATGTACAAAGAATCAACAGAAATAGGTTTTCCCAAAAATGAAAATGCAGTTATAAAACTACTTAGAAAGAAATTATAATACTTAAAAAAGAGAA